GCTCCTTTTCCTTGGAGCAAGCAAGCATCGTGTTTCACCGATAAATATTTGCAAAAAGATGTCTTCCCGACACATCCGTCTTCTGACCAGTACCAGTTAATGGTTCTATCGTCGGGCTCGTCCTTTATGATCTCAAGGATCTCCTTTTCCCACCACAGGTCAGGGGAAATCAACTTAATCGGCTTTCGGCATTTGAAATTCGCCGAATAATTTTCTGTCTTCATGCAGTAATTCATCCATCCTTTCCCAGGGGACAAAATATTTGGATGGACACCTTTAATATCAAACGCGCGAACGTTTCGCGTGTCAATATTGGAATCCCAAGCTACCCAAGCGTGAAAATGCTTCTTTCCATTTTCGTGTTCCTCAGTGGCAATCAACCACTTACATTGACCGAAGGTCTCAAACCTCTCGGAAATATCGGATATATCGGATATTGGATTCTCGTCATACGAGACAGGGCAACTATAGGTAAAACCAACCTTTTTTCTGTTCAACCTAAAGGGCTTAGCATCAGTGGGGTCATTTAAGATTCCCGACCCCACATCGGAAAAATCGGGAGTGTGCGACATTATATATTTCTGTGTAGGAAAAAATTTTTCAAAATCGTGGCGCGATAAAATAAAATAGTACGCATAAGAAATGTTCAAGAGGAAGGCCGGGTACTCCGGCTACTTAGCGCGGAAAAAAGCTCGTCGTGCGAGATTCTACTCACGGTCGTCAGCCGCTACACGTATTCAGCGCTCTTTTCGGGCTCGGAGAGGACGATTTACTAGACGAGTTCAAACGGCAGTAAGGAGAGGCGAACCACAACAATACTATGTGGGCAATTTACTCAACCAAACGTCTGTTACTCAGGCACCCGAGGTCTATTCCATCAGTAACATCTATCAGGACAATTCAGCAACGGGAGTTCAGAATCCCAAGTGGCACAGGGCGTCAAACAAGGTATACGCTCAGAATTTGCACTTGAACTTTCGAGTCATGGCCCAGAAGGACGAATACAACAAGGTCTGTATCGCATTGGTCAGGCATAAACGGAGTGAGCCTATTACATCGACCATGATCCAGGCTACCCAGACTTTACCAGTTCCGGCAACGATCCCACAGCTTACGGCTGTAGATGCTCCATTCCTGAATATTATGTCAGGTTACAATCCGGCAGGATCTATTCCACCCCTATGTGACCTCAATTTTGGTAAACCCACTACTGCTGCAAATGTTCCAGCTTTGGCTTCATATTTCAACCCGAAGGTCGTTGATGTCATTTGGCACAAAACAGTCACTGTTCAACCCCTTGTAGAGAACCCCCCAGCTACCGGTGCAAACGTAGCTTTCCCTACCGGTTGGCCAGCCATCCGTGAATTTGAATATAACAAAAGATTCAACGAAACTTGGAAGTTTCCCTCATCACCTGCAGGGACTACAGGTTACAATACATTCCCTACGATCAATAATAAGTGTTATTCTCTTATTGTCTGGTCCGACAGCTTGTCTACGTCGGCTTCTCATCCCATTGTTGACTGCTCTATGAGACTGTCATTCAAGGATCAAGATTAATAAAAAATCTATATTTCTACCTCTAAGGGGCTCAGCCCCCTGCTAGTTCGAGTACCACCCCCCCCGGATGCAGGTACGCTTACCCCACCCCCGAGTGGCTCAGCTCGCTCAAGCTTAACAACCCTCCACCGATCAGGCTTCAGCTTACTTTCGTCAGGAGGTTCATTCGCAAAAACAAAAAGATGGGGACAGGCACCCACTACGTCCCCCCCTTCGTATTTCCCGGAGTAAAAATACATGTCTTTCACCTGCTCAATCGCTTCATAGTTCAGGTAATCAGTGTTGTACGAAGCAGGTATTGGAAAGATAACAAGCTCAGGATGATATCCTTTATCCTTAAACCATGTCACCACTCCATTTCGGACATCTGCTCCTTTTCCTTGGAGCAAGCAAGCATCGTGTTTCACCGATAAATATTTGCAAAAAGATGTCTTCCCGACACATCCGTCTTCTGACCAGTACCAGTTAATGGTTCTATCGTCGGGCTCGT